AAGTCAGCAGGGAAATCCTTACTGCCTTCATATATACTAATCAAACCACGTGTTAATAGGTTAGTTTCCTCAGATGCTCTTTTGAGGTTACTAAAGAAACTAGGTTCTTCTACTTCCGTTTCAGGAGGTGTGTAGAAATCAAACATTTGAGGTCGTTCCTTGACCTCTGTTTCAGGAGCGGCCAATACTTCTTGTTCGTTATTTAAAATATCAGCCATGTGGCCTCCTAAAGTTTATTCAATAGTTCTACAAATGCAGCTACCCTATTAGGCGTCTGTGTTTTCCATTTAGATGGGCCAGTACCAGAACCATTCATCTGTACTTCCTTAGCGGCCTCAGTGTACTTACCTTCTTTAATAAGTTTCCATGTAGTAGGAAATTTACTTGTCCAATTTGTACCTAGTTGGAAATTTACTGATTCAAATATCTTCTGTGCCTCAGCAGACTTAATACCAGCCTCATTTAGTTGCTTGGTTGCCGCCTTAGTAGCTTTAGCAGAATCCTCCTTGAACCATTTATCACGTACATCTTTAGGAACCTCAGTTCCCTTAGGATATTTAGCTTTCTCACTATCAGTTAGTTTATGACCTATACCAGCAGTAGCAAATCCGAGCGTATCTTCATACACAGTAGCCTTATTACCTTCTACACTTTCTATGTATGCAGTATTGTCTGGTACAGTCTGTGTAGGCATAGGTGTATTGTCGCCTATACTTTTCTTATAAGCTTCGATATCACCATCCTGTAACATTTTTATCTGTTCAGGACTCAACGTAATACCACCAGTGAATACATTCTTCATGAACTTAAGGTCTTCGAGTTCTTCCTTAGACTCAGTACCATACTCTTCTGCAAGCTTACGGTCAGCTTCATCTGCTCTCCAAGCATTAACTCTACTCTCAAGTACATTACGACCTATGATGTTGCCCATAGCCTGCTCAGCAGTCTCCTTAGTGTATATCCTTGTTTCAATAGCAGTCTGTATAAGCTCTCTGCTTTGCTCAGAAGCCTCAGCACTAACTGACTCATCTGACTCAGCTTTAACTGTTTCAGGTTCTAGTACATCAGTCTTGAAGTTAGCACCAACATTCTGCATACGTGCAGGGATAACCCTAGTGATTACACCGTACTCGTTCTTTACTCCGACAAGTAAAGCCTTATCATCAGCTTGACTACCTAAGAGTACAGTATTAGCCCGGTCGATAGTAGGATCAGCCTCAGTGAGTTTTTCATACATATAATCCATTGCATCATTAACACGCTCTTGTGGAACTCCCATACGTTTATAGAATGGTGTACCTCCGTTGAATACAAGAGCATCACCTAATTGTTCATGTGTCTGTAGCATCTTGGTACGGGCGAACTCAACTGCTTGTTCAGGATCTTTCATACCCTGATTCAATGCAATATTAGCGAGGCTAGATAATCTAGTCCTAACTTCTGCATCATTTGTTAATACAGTAGTTAGTCCATGTTGGAAATTAAAGAACCCTTTACCTAATACATTATCCACAGCATCAGATATATCTTCATTGAACTGATCACGTTCCTCACGGGTTAGTTCCTGTCTACTAACTCTATGTTCTTCTAACATACTAACAGCAGAACCTAAGTCCATACCTCCATAAGTAGTAGCAGCTTTAGTATCTAAGAACAACTTTAACTGATCTTCACCTAAATGCTTAGCTAATAAGTCAGGTGCATCAGAATAGTACTCACTAGCTTTCTCGAATGCATCAGGGAAGTTAGGGTGCAATACACCATCCTTTAATGGCACAGATAAACCAGCAGTCAACTCAGATTTAACAGAGTTAATTACTATACCATTCCCTTTCCAGACATTACGTATGGCCTTATCAGCTTCTTGAGGTGTAAGTGTGACGTCAGTCAAGTACTCTTGTTTAATAGTCTCAAATGTTTCCTGTTGTTGCTTAGGAGTTGCTTGTGACTTAGCTATCTTACCATCCTTCATCTCTTTAACGAATAGTTTCTTAGTAGCACCTTGAGCTAATGCACGTTTGAATATACCTTCCTGATTAATAATATAATCATTAGTTGTCCTATTAGGGTACTTAGTCTGGTACTGTTCAGCTAATTCATAAAATTCATCAAGAGACTTAGCGTTTAATACATTAGTTTCAAATTCACCTGTGTCGCGCTGGTATGCAATATCTAGCTTACGCTTCTGATTCTGATTATATGCAGACTCTGCGGCAGCTATCTTACGTTCCTGATCAACATCAAGTTCAAGCTTACTCTCCCGTACAAGGTTTAATACAGAAGGATCACCTAACTCTAAACCCATCACTGCTAGGTCGCCTGCTAACTGCTTACGTAGTACAGGATTCTGTACAGTAGGTAGAGACATTGCAGCAGCTAAAGAAGCTCTTGCATTAGCCTCACCCTCAACGTCACCAGATGATTTAGCTGTCTGAATAGCGATAAGATGATTACGTACATCACCAGTTGCCTGAGATATACCATCAGCAGTTCTCTTCTTATAGTTAGCCTCAGCTTGGTATCTACCTAACTCACCTGAGTAAGTAGCTAATGATGAAGTTAATACAGCATCAGTTTCGGGATCACCAGTGAACATCTGCTTAACATTATCTGCTAGAATACCAGCGTACTCTTCAGGATCACTATCATTTAGTTCATTATCAACTAACTCTTTCTGAGATTGCAGCCATGCCTGTGCTTTTAGTTTAGCATCAAGTGCTTTAAATCCACGTCTAGTTGGTGCAGGTTCTTTACCTGTTAATGTACCAGCTCCCGCGCGTAGAGATTGACCAGCTATAAAATTAGCCTTAGCTTCTTTCTCTAACTCACGTACACCCATTCTCTCACCGAACTTAGCTAGACTTTTAAGTATATCGGCATTATAGCTACTACCAACTTTAGATACACCGAAAGTATCCTGTGCTTGTACTTGATCAGGTGCAGCTACACCTGTAGCATTAGGATCATTTATTCCTGTTCGTTGTATCATAGTTATGCTCCATAACCTTGTGCAGCGTAGTATTTGTCGCCTATGTTTAATGCAGTAGAGAATGCAGCAAGCGCCGCAGATGGTTTAGCTTGTAATATAGTTCTACTTCTAACCTTAGACTCAATAGCTGCTCTATTCTCTTCTAAACTAAATATTGTACTGTTAAGTTTCTGAGTAGAGTTGTATTCTGATTTAGCAGCATTACGCTCTATATCAAGTATACTGTCATCGATACTCATACCAGATGTACCGGCAGAGGCCGCAGCCACAATCGCTTGTGACCGGGTCTGCATCCTAGCTAAATCTATATTAATAGTATTGGCTAAGTGCGCCTCTTTAGCCTTGTTCATATTTACAGTGTTTAATGCCTGCTCTCTGTCACCAGCGAGTCTAGCCTGTAAGTTATTTTCTTGTGCCTGTTTGAATGCTTCCCTAGCTTGGAAGTAAGACATAGCACCAGACAGTGCTGCGCTTCCCGCCATTAATGCTACGCCTGCTGCCATAAGTTATCCCCTTGGTCTAGCTATTCGTTTACCACGTTTGTAAAATTGCCCTTCCCATTCAATGTCAATTACTGTTAAAGGGTAAGGTGAATCAGTTCTAATAAGTATTTCGGCTTTATCTGCTTCTTGCCTAATAGGTACAGGTAGTTGTCCCGTAGTCAATTTGTATTCACCGATGGTTGCAGATTCCTCACCTAATGTTCTACCTGAATTCCGTTCAACATAATTATACTCACCAATAACCTCTACGTCAAATACACCTGAACGTATGAAGTTAATGAACATCTCACCTAACGTGAGTGAGGAAGTGCCAATAACTAACCCTGCATCATCCCATACTCTAGGCATACTGGGTTTAACTGCTGAAGTGTACGGCACACCAATATGGATCTCTCCACCTGTCATATCCTCAGTAAGACGTAAATACAGACCATCGTAGCTCTCTATTCCGACAGTTAAGCCCGGATGAGGGCAACCCTCACCTTGTACTACTACTAGCTCAACACCTAATGGCATCGTACTAAGTATAATCTCTGGTGACGTTACTGTTAAAGTAGTCTTGTAGTCTATGTACAAGTCCTGAAATCCTACGATCTCCTTGTTAGAGTTTATATCAATAACTAGGAAGTCTATACGGCCATCTCTATATATAATTACATCAACAGAGTCATCCCTGAATTGCGTTGTCAAGATATGGAATGACGGATCAATTACCCACTTACTCCATGCTTCTTGTATCTTCTCATTTTGTTCCCATAAATACTCATATACGTACATTACGTTAGGTTCTTCAGCTAATACTATTAACTTATTTAAGTTAGTACTAGAGGTCATCTCACGTACCTTACCATTTATATAACGTTCAACTGCTATAGTGGTAGAGGCTGCATTGTTTGCATCAATATCACCGTCAGTGTAGAACTCCCTTATCCCTGAATATGCTCCTGAGGCCACAGAGAAGAATAGATTCTTGCCTGCATTTACTGGACGAACTGACGTTTGAGTATTGAATGAAGTGGTTGCATTCATTGTAGCAGTCTGAGGAGTAATGGCGGGTGTGCCTCTTACTCTGTACTGCTGTTTATCAGAGAAGATAATTAAATCGTCATTGTGCGTAGTAACATACTTTAAGATATTAACTCGATTAGATATAGCAGACATACCTATTGGGCCATCACTAAGTAATGTATTCACCGTCTTCTTCCAGAAATTGAAGAAATCGGTAGTGACAGACATCACGACACTTTCACCAGTCAATACTACGAGCCTATCTTGGAATGTAGCTAAATCTGTAATTGTGTTACCTATGAATGCAGGTAACTTATCTGACTCGTTATCACCTACGGCCTTGTTAGCCCATGAATTAAGAGTCCTAGTACCTGATAGATCAACCTCACCACCAGCGCCTGCAAATATCCCCTCAGGGTACTGTACCAATAAATGCGGCATCGTTAGCTCGTCTATGATATACTTTATATCTGGCTTAAGTGTCTCTACCCAAGTCCCTCTTTGGAAGAACTTATCAGAGTCCTCTTCTGTAGATATAGCAGAAACATCCATTCTCATGTATATATCATCAACATCACCTGAGGCTCCTGTAACTGTATATATAGAGTTAGGTGCAGCAGAGGTAGGTAACTTCGTAAATGAGGCTACTGAGTTATGATCCGATGTATTCATCGCACCACCACCCGTACCATCTTGGCTACTAATGCTATAACTCAGATCAACTTCTTTAGGGTATAACATTATCTCATCAGACTTACGTACAACAAAGAATTTATCTGTTATAGCTGTCTGTGCATTTATTAATGACTCTATTTCTTCTGCTATCTTATTAGTAGCGATGTTAGCTTCTGCTGAGCCTGCTGTACTTGCTGGTGTAGTATGGGTTACAGTAGTAGTTACACCGTCTATAACAACACTCACTATATAGTCACGATTGTACTGACCAACATCAACAGAAATACGCCCTGAGTTAGTTAAGTATATACTAGATGCCTCGAAGCCATCCGCAGGATCTGGTTCAGAGAAGCCTATAGAAGAGTAGTGACTTAGCTCATCTTTCATTGTTACGGTGACACTTGTATTTAATACGAATGTAGTAGCACCTACAGTAACAGCTCTTAATGTTGCCTTTGGATCTGGCACTGATACATAATTAATGAATGAGTTAGTGAACTCTGTATTAGTATTAATTACACCAGTAGGTACATCAATTACTAATATCTCAGAGCCGGTAGTTATATTAGGTGGAATTACTATGTACTTAAAATTACCGTCAGTAATCTCTGTACGATAAGTAAAAGTCTTATCTATGTCGATGCCTGATAAGGGTACACTGCCCTTGAACTGCATAGGCGCACGTCTTGATAACATTCTAACAACGTCAGACGTCATGTTTATTTGTTCAGTCACTTGGCCCTGTAAGCGTTGACGTACAGGTTGTTGAGATACACCTTGTAGTAATGTCCCCAAAGAACCATCTATTCGCCTTTTCATATTTATCTCCGCGGTGTAAATCGACTATGTGAACCGCTTACCCCCATGAGCATACGGATCGGGCCTGCGGAACGTAGGATATTAGAGCGTCTATTTCTTTGTTCTGCCTCACGTAACTTTAACCATGCAGTAGCTGTGTCCTTACGCAGATCATTAATTCTGTTAGGATCACCATCAAAGTCGGCTTGGAATTTACGTGCTGCATCATATTGAATAAAGTTAGAAGCTACATAAGGTAACTCATCGAACTCTAGTCTGATTAGTAATTCAGCCATTACATCAGTATTGAATTTGAATGTATTATTAGTTGGGTTATATAATCTATTACCCCGTGTAGTTAAATACGCGAATGGATCTTGTGGTCTTACTTCTAATACATTACTAGGTATGATTATCTCACCGCTTGTATTAGGTAATAGTCTAAAACTCGATTCCGTATTGAACCACCAGCTTTTTGTCTGTAGTTCAGTACAAGAATTCTTTAATCGTAACTGTGCTGCAATTACATCAGGGTTAGTTGTAGTTAAGGTACTAACAGGAGCCTTACCTACTGACCCGCGTATTAGATTAACTGCATCCAGTTCAGTTAGGAATGTCATACTTTTCTCCATACAAAAAAAAAAAGACCTACCCGATTAAGAGTAGGTCTGTGTGATTACGCTGACAGAACGATACCTGCATGTTCTGCGCGGTTTGGTGTGACTGCGAAGGACAACCAAGAGTCGATGAACCATTGTAGCTCTTTCTTGTCGTAGTATACGTCAGACTGAAGAGGAATAGTTTCACCAGCTAATAGCGCCTTAGGTAGCATTACTAGTACCTTAGTCTTAGCTTCAGCAGCAGAAACGTCATACGCGTTACCATTACCTGCATTAGATAAGAAGTGACCAGAGATAGCAGCCTTAGGGATACGGTTAGTCTTAACTAGTGGTAAACCGCAAGACTTTAATACCATACCTTCAGCAACATCACCGTTACCTAGAGAGTATTGTGAGTTGATCAATCGATCATTACGGAGTAAAGTGTAATACTCAGTAGGGCCGACTAGGATCACACCACCATCTAGTTCTACATCTTTAAGCTCGATACCTTCGCAGACATCTTCGATAGCTTTCTGTAGCAAGTCTGGATCAGACTCATCGCCAGCAGTAGACAAAGTTACCTGAGTACCACCAAACCAGCCGGGCGGCAATGCTGTCTCACCTACACCGGGATTCTGAGGATCAACAGCGGCTACGATTAATGCAGACTTAATCGCCTGAATAATGAATGCCTCGTCGAAGAACTTACCGATCTTCTTACCGTGCTCTTGGCCTAGCTTAGAACGTACTGAGTAGTGAGCTTGGAAATCATCCAGTAAAGCTACGTTGTTACGTGCTAATACGATGGTATCCACTTTCACTGATACGTTACTGAACTGTGCTACAGAAGCTACAGGACGTACGCCCGGTACAACTTTCTGCAAGGTTGCTTCACCAACACGATCATTGGTTACAGTATCTGTACCACGTACAGGTTTAATATCTACGTAATTACGCATAAATGAGGCTTTAGCGAATGTACCTTCTACCATACCACCGTACTGTTCGATGTGTAAAGGTAAGTCAGTAGTATCTGAGCCAGCCGCTGCAAGGTTAAGACCTGAACGGGATAAATGGGTTGAATCTGATGGAATAGCCATAGTTTATTTCCTTAAGTTATTTGTTGTGTGCGTTTGAATTGCATTCTTAGCTACACTTATTTCAAAATTACGCACCATTCTTCATAGAAAATAATCTACGTTCATGAAGTGCTTTAGCTTCAGGAGAATGTTCCCCTGACTTTCGTACAACTTTATCGAGTTGTTCTACATATTCAGCACGAGATATAGGTTGGATACCTGTAGGTTGTGCTGTTTGATCTGCTTGTTGTAATGAGGCATCTTGTGTGAAGCCCGGTGATTGTCTATACATATTACTTAATTCCCTTGCTGCCAATTCTGCCTGAACCCCGCCTGCTGCTAACATAGTATTGTATGCTTCTGCGCCTTCTCTCGATAAGCCAGACTCACCTCCACCAATCCACTTAACGATACCGTCCCACATGGACTCACCGCCAACTGCATCATAAATGATTTTAGACTCAGCTTCTGCTTGACGCTCAAGCTTCTCGTTCTCGGCCCTGAATCCAGCTATTAAGCCTTTAGCTGCGAGCTTACCAACCTTAGACTCTAGATATGCGAAATCAATATCCTTTTCGTCACCAGACTCTTCATAGTTACCGAACAACTTATCAACATCGATATCATTAGATTTGAATTCAGTAAGTAGTCCATCGATATACTCATTCCCTGTAGACTCAGTTTCATCATTAGGTGCTTCTTCTTTAGGAGCTTCCTCTGGCTTGAGTTCTACTTGAGGCGTAACAGTTTCAGTCGGTTTGTCCACTGGCTCTTGGCTAGTTGGATCAGGTTGAACTAAATTATCTACTGGTTCTAATACTTCTTCTGACATTATTGAGCCTCATTCTGTTGTGCAATTAGTTGTGGTTCAGCTTTCATTCTAACTTCATCTTGTACAGCCTGTTCTTCTGCTGCTGCCTGTGCTTCTTGATCAGCCTGCTTTTGTTCAGGTGACTTGAATGCTACATCTAGATCAAAGTTATTATTAGTTGCTAGGAAAGATAATATACTCTGTACATCAAGTTCAGCACGTACGCCTTCATCTACTTGTCCTAATAAGGACGCATCTTGCAGGAATAATCTATACGAATCAAGATCACCTGAGCGAGATAATGCAGTAAGACCTGTAGTTATAATAGGTTCTACCTGTTCGCCTTTGATCGTGAAATCAATTCTTTCGAGTAGTAACTTAGCTATCGGTAACTGGAATGTCTGTGCAAGTCGTGTATACACACCGCCTAATGACATTTCTAAGTCTCTGGCTACTAAGCGAATCTCTTCTGCTGTAACCCTTTCTGCGTCACGTACACCTGCTGCATCCATTAGGAAAGCTTTAGATAACCTACGTTCCTTCTTCTCGATATACGATTCAAGAACTGACATTGACTGATATAATTTATCGAATGACAATAATGATATATCTTCTTCTCTACCTGAACACCACTGACCATTTTCTGTATTGTTTAATTCAGCTACATCAGTTAAACCTGCTGGATTAACTAAACCTTTTATCTGTGCAAGTACACCTACTATTTCTAGTGAGCTACGCTCTGCTGTAGATAAAGAGTGAAAGTCACCTGCATAATCTTCTACTAGACCCTTACCCCAATTAGCACCGCGAACAAGTTTCCAAACGAGAGGTACATAAGGTACTGTATCTTTAGTATACACACCCTTAGTAATATCATCTGTTATCTGCACGTTGTCTGCATACTGGTGAACTGTGTACTTTTTAGTCGAATGATCCCATAGAACATCTGTATATAACTTAATATCATCTACAGGTTTATGATTTGGATTAATCGCTAGTAATTGATCTTGTGTCTTTTGAGTTAATGCTCTGAACTTCTTTGAGTCCAGTAGTACCATACGAGTTACGAATCCTGTGATGTCGCGTTCGATAACGTAATCACGCATTGTGTGTACTTCTAACTTACCGTCCTTAGGGAAATGCAATAAGGCATTACCTGTAACGATCAGCAGTTGAAGTATCATAGTGAACGGTTCTCTTGCACCTAATCGGTCAAGTTCCTTAACAGCCTCGCGCTCTGCTCCTTGGAGTGCAGATTGTATAACCTCAACGGTAACACCTGCTAGTTCCATTTCATCTAAGAAATCTTGAGCTGCATCTAATCGAAAGAAACTCTTCGATGGGTTGAATAAACCAATCATCAGTTTGTTACTTAAATGATTAACTGCCTGCGCACCAAATGACTGCACATCATACTGTAATTCATCGGACTCAGTGTTACCTTCTCTTGGAAAGATAGAAGGGAGCGTCCATTCAGCGTACCCTTCACATCTCTCTACTACTGTAGCTTTGTATTGGTTAAGGGTATTGTAGACTTGCTCTATGCTATCTTGCATTATTTAAGTCCTCCTAAGGGAACCCTCAATTTACTCGTCCCTACTGCGGAACCTCTACGTCTACGGGAACCCTCAGTAGCAGCGATGTCTACATCAGGTGCAGCTTCTGCTGTATTCGATTGACTTAAGCCGGGCATCGGTAATGGATCAGGAGCCTTAAACGGGTTACCTATAACCTTACCTGCTTTCTTTAGTCCTCCTTCGAGCAAAGCTGTCTTACCGAAGCTACCTATACGTAGTATCGACTTAACGTCACCCTTGAATGCATTTGTAACTGTATCACCTACGCTCTTTGCACCCCTCTTAACTTCCTTAACTAATTTACTCATTGTACCCACCTATTTAATGGTAATTCGTATGTGTCCCATCCTAGCGATAGATGGTCAATGTCTGTATCCGTCTTAGTAAATCCTAAGAAACTAATCCAACGTGTATCTCGTGCAGTAGGGACGATGCCGGTGAATAGTCTATCAGTCTCAACAAATGCGAAAGCTTCTGCTGCGTATATGACTAATAGGGTATAGAACTTCCTTACATGTTTCTTAAGTAAGGAATTATCTATTACTAAACCTATCTCACCACATCTCTGAACCATCCCTACTGCAACAATTTCATTAGTATCTGTATCTATAAAGGTACGTAAGTAACAATTAGCTAGGTAATAATCTATCTCTGAATTAGTTAATACTTCTTCTGAGTTACATAATTCAAAGTCATGTAACTCGAACTCTTTAAGTACTAACATTACAGTATCCTACTTTGTTCTTTACCTAACCTACGCTCTATAAAACTAATGATGTCTTGCTGTCCTGCATTATATGCAAGCTCTGTTATATCTATATCCTTACTCCATTGCTTCTTAGGATATATCTTTTTTAATTCTTCTAATGATTCCTTACTGTATAAAAAGGTTGGTTGACTATCCAGTACTAGCTTAGGTTCTTCTTGTTTACTATCTAGCTCTGTTGCAGACTTGTTGTCATTTGATTTATCAACCAATAGATTTAACTTACCAGTAATATATACTAGAATGCTATTTATCATGTAGTTCTCCTATAGTGTAACAATTAACCGAAGAAGTATTCTGAGTCTAAAACGTCAGAGATATCCATCGTACCTTTAATGGGTTGTTCTGGTAATTCAATACCTGTAGCAGTGGAAACCTCTGCACTGAATAGATTAAGTCTATCTATATTATCGTACATTTTATAGAATGCTACTCTTATTGCCCGGTGTAATTCAGGGATATCACAAGCATGTGTTCCGAAGTCGTCATGGATCATCTGCCATGAGGTGATACCTGAACTTTCTAGTACAGTTAATACTAGGTGAGCTGCATCCATGCTGTGTATATAGTTCGGTGCTGAGCCATTTCGTAGAGCCTTCTTATCAATAGAGTCTGTATACTCTCTGATATTATAAGTCTTGACTCCTGAAAGTACTGAGCGTACTCGTCTAACGCCAGACTTACAATCTTTCTGATATACCCTGAACCCGGTAGGAGTAGTCCATACTAGAGGCATGTCCTCTGCGCCTACTCGTCTAGCTACTTCCTGTAACCAATCCATACCGTCCCGTGCGGCCTTAACTACCTCTCCGATCGTGACTGGGAAAC